TGGCTTGTCAATAGACATCAAATCAGATTGAATCATAGTTACTGTTAACTGAAGTTCTATTAAGGGAACTAAAGTCCATGTAGCGAGTCCCATTAGAATTGTACCCAGTAATCCTATTAACATTGTGTTAGTTTTCCTGGTCATCTAAATACTCTTGTAGTTTTTTACCTGCTGGAGATAAAGTTATTACATAAGAAAACACTGCAGCAAGTAGTGCAGTGCATGCAGCTTCACCCCATGCAGGACCAAAATGTGTTGGATGAGATAACATATCTGCAGCAAAACAACCTATAAACATAAGTACAGGTAATTTGTAATGAAATTTCCAAGGTATAAAAGACATAAGTACAACTAAAAAACCAGTGATTGCTCCGGTTCTTGTTGCAATAATAGCGTGAGATGAAGTTAATGCAGGTAAATTACCTTGTACCATAAATATCATACAAGATAACCACGCTAGTGATAACTTGTGAAAAAATAATGATAACTTACGTTTAATATCCATTTGGACCTCCAAAGATAGCTAATAGACATAGCAATATAATTAACACAGCTGTAAATCTGTAATCCATCCTGGCTATCTCCATAGTTTATCCTCATTTTTTTTCCTCAATTTCATAAAAGAAATTGTCGGTGTCTTCAGTTTTCCATTTTCCTGAGTTTTCTACATTCCATTCGTTGGTTTGTACTTTCCAGTCAGGAATATTATCCTTGACTGTAAACGATGGGATGTCCCAGATTAATCTATTGTTTGGCTGTGCCGCATAATTTCCATCATCTAATGCGATGATGTGTGCACACTTATGTTCGTGTGGAATTTCCGAATGATCGGTGTCCACTATATTACTCTCTGGATGAGCAAAGTCAACGGTAAATAAATATGTACCGTGATGCCATTTTTTATCTTTCCCTATGTACTTGCCATGTTGTCCACCTAGAATATCATAACTAGTAACAGCAGGATAATAACTAAAAGAATTCCAAAGCTGGAGTTCATCAAGTCTTTTGGTGGGAACAGACTTGGGTTCATAACCACGTTGAATAAATGCCGTAATTGGGAGACGATAAAAGATTGCGCCATTTTCCATAATCGCATGCCATAAGATAGCGCGACCTGTAATACAGGTAATACCAAAGATAATGCAGTCTTCAACTTCTCCATGATGTTTTTTGAGATCATATAAATACTCCCTTTTTATTTGGGCATATTGTACAGGAATATTAGCATTTAAGTAAGCCATAATTTATCATTTTATATTACCCCAATTTGGTCCAGATTCATAGTCCACTTTGTTTGGTACTTTTAAGTCAACAGCAGATTCCATTATTTGAACAATTTTATCTGCATGTTTTTGATCTTTAACAGATATGTCAAGTTCATCATGTACTTGTATATGCGGTATAATACCTTCTTTATAAAGTTCTAACATAGCTTTCTTAGTCATATCTGCCGCACTACCTTGAATAAGTTTATTCAAAGCTTTGTAAGTAAATGCACGCTTGATCCCTGGTCCGTGTTCCAAGAGCGCTTGATCGTGTGGCAATGATTTATGTATTCCAAACTGATTAGGTTCCCACAAATGAAACCTACATAATCTTCCAAGTAAAGTTCTAATTTTACCTGAGTCCTGTGCTCTGTGACTAACATTATCCATCAGCTGTTTAACAAATGGAACCTTAGCGTGATATTGTCTAAATAAAGCATCGGATTTATCTTTAGATATACCAAGTTCTGCTTGTAGTTTATTTTTACCCATGCCATAGAACAGACCAAGATTAATAGTCTTGGCCTGTGATCTAGGTATCTCCGCCATATCAGCAACAATCGTATGAAAGTCTGTGTCCGGGTCATTATTATATGAATCTAATACATCGCCCACTCCATAGAGATTCTGTAAAGCTGAATAATGCACCACCAGCCTAGGCTCTTGTTGAGAATAGTCAAAACAACCCCATGTATGGCCTTCCTCAGGTATAAATAACGCCCTGATCCGTGGTCCAAGGTCTTTGTTTCTAGCTGGTATTTGCTGTAAATTTGGGTTTGAGTATGAGAATCTACCGGTCACAGTTCCGCCATTATCTGAACGCAATTGATTGATGTCTGCATGTATTCTACCTTTATGTGAGTGCTTTAATATGGTATCAATGAACGTAGTATGAGCCTTATTAATCTCCCTAGCTTGAGCAATCTTATTCACCAATGGATGCGGATGATTCTGCAAAAAATTCTTTGTAAAGGATGGTGCGTGTGATTTCTCAGTTCTATCGTAATCTAATTTTAATTTATCAAACACTTGTGCAATCGATCTTGCAGCCCATATTTGAGTATCTATTCCTGTTTCTTTTTTTACTTCTTGGATTAACTTATCTTCTTGTAGCGCTAGCTCTTGCTTCATTGTATCAGCTGCTGGAACGTCTACTCTCACGCCAAGAAACTTCATGTCAACCAAACAAGGAAACAATTCAGTCTCAAGATTAAAAATAGAATTTATATCTTGGTTGTCTATTTCTTTTTTAAGTTCTTTCCAAAGGTCTAATGTAACTGATGCGTCTTGTTCTGCATATGAACCGACATAAATCGCAGGTAGTCTATACATTTCTGCCTTGGCGTCAACACCCCAATCTTTAGCAGCTGCATATAAATCGCTTTCATTTTTACCTTTACCAGTGTATCGTTTAGCACAACTGTTTAAGTCATAACGCATTTGATTTTCATCAACCAAGGCCGATGCTATCATCGTGTCAATTATTCTACCGTTAATACTTAAACCGAGCGCTCTAATCCAACAAACGTCATACATGGCGTTGTGAAATATTTTGTTTGCCGGTGTATCAAGTACACCTTGAAACCACTTCAATACTTTTTTACGATCAATATTACCACCACCTTCGTGAGCAATTGGATAATAACCTCTCCATCCTTCAACAGCTACTGCAATACCTACAACATCACCATTACCTACAATAGAACCTGATCCCATCTTCATTAAATCTGGATCTTTAGTTTCTAAGTCAATGGCTATGTCATCATACTTAGATAGGTCTGGAAAATTTTCTGGTGGTAACCATTCTGTCTGCGGTTTAAATAGAGGTATTTGCATTATTTTGTATCCTTTAGTTTTAATATTTCTAGATCACAATAGTGTTTAATTTTTTCTAGATCTTGTATGCCTGCTTTATTTTTATATCTACAAACATATTTAATTACGTTGCCTTGGAAGAAGGATAAATCATTCTTTGAAATAAATTCATAAGGTTGAATTTTAAATTTCTTGTAATGGGATCCTCCGATTTGTTTATCTTGTGGAAAAGAATCCACAAATATATCTTTATTTGTCATAGTAGGTAGCCTTTCTCATATTTTTTTGGTTCTATTATATGTAAATTTTCTTTTGTTCGTGTTGCTCCAACATAAAATAATCTATTCTCGTCATCAGGATTTCTCTCATAACTTCGCATAGTATTTTCTGTAAGATCTGTTAATAAAACAACATTAGTTGCTTCTCCACCTTTAGCTCCATGTATAGTAGATAATTCTATTCTAGGTTTTTCGTTTAATTTTTCTCCGTTTCTTCTCATCTTTCTTAAATATTCTACATCATTCTGGCCTGCAGTATCAAATGCTTCATACCAAACTGTCTTAACTTGAAGACCATAATCTTTTACAAGTTGATCTATTCCATAAAAAGATCCCTTAGTCATACCTTTAATTTTTTTTGCGTGCCAATGTTTTGGTCCCATGTATTTAGATATGCTTTCTACCTGTTTGTAAGTTATTAACTGTCCTTGTCTTAAAAATTCCCAGGCAGTTGCTGCTTCATGTAAACCTTGTTCATTAGTTCTCTTGTATTTATTTTTATAATATAGTCCTTGTCGGTATAAAGATTCCCCAATGTCAGTAAGCATGTGTCTAGTTCTACTTAATACTAACCAATCGCCTTTTGTCATGTCTATACTATCGACATCAAAATGTCTTTGTAAGCTGCCTTCATTTACTCTTGGTTGCCAAGTTTTATCTATTCTTTTTTTAATTTTATTTATAATACCCATAGCTAGTCCATGCACTTTAGCCGGTATTCTATAAGACTGAGTTAGTGGTAAATATTGTCCTTGTAAAGTTATAAAAGAATCTACATCCGCACCCGCCCATCTAAATACTGCTTGGTCATCGTCCCCTGCAATAAAAGAATCTTTTGTTTTATTCCAGATAGATCTTGTCATGTTCCATTGCATTAATGATAAGTCTTGTGCCTCATCAATAAATACTACCTCAAACTTTGGTGATAGATCTGATTTTGTAAAATCTAAAATCATGTCATTATAATCTATTAAAGAATATTCTTTTTTATAACGTCTTATTTCATTGTGTATGATTATAAGTTTATCTCTTTCTAGATCCTGTGTATGTTCACCTAAATCAAATTGTTGTTCTGGTGTAATATTACGTAATTGTGCTAATTGTATAGTTCTTAAATATTCACTATCTGATGTAAAAATACTACCTTGATCTTCTTGATAGTCTGCATAAGTTACAGGGAAACCTAACTTATCTCCTAAATCTTTGTAATGTCTTGTTTGCATAACCTGATCTTTTTTTAACCCTAATTTTCTAAATGCTAATGAGTGTAATGTTCTAAAATATGGAAGGTCATCTTCTTCTAAATTAAATTGTTTCATTGCACGGTCTCTTGCTTCGTGTGCAGCTTTTTGTGTAAATGCAAAGTAACCTATCTTGTCCGGGTCCGTTTGTTTGAGATAGTCATCTACTTTGTTTAACAAAGTTGTAGTCTTACCTGTACCTGGTGGTCCTAATACTATTGTTCTCATTATTCTTTTATCCATTGTTGTGCTTTAAAAAAATCATAGAACTGTTGATAACTAGATTTCCTTGCTCTTTTACCTTTGTGATTTTCGCTAGGTGACTGCCATTCTAATTGTGTTGGCAAATAATTACAGACTTCATCATTTAAATGTGCAACATGTATTCTATTAATAGGGTCAGGATTTGGTACATAAACTTTAGCAACGACTCTATGAAACTGCAGAGGAACATTTATTCCATCTAAATTTTTAAGACTTACAGAAGGATAACCTCCAAATGTAATGTTAGGAGTTATTTGTGCTAGTTTTATTTTATTTTTTGTTTCATATGTTATGTAAGGCCAAATAGGTTCTCTGTATTTTTTTGGCGCCTCTGGTATTTTACTAAAATAATGATAACCTCCCTTTGGATATATAATATATTTATCAGGAACAAGTTCTTTTAAAACAGTCTCTAATTTTACAGGACCATACTCAATATTTTTAATATTTATTTTTTTAACAGGTTGTTCAAAAAAAGTTAATTGATTCATTAAAATGGATCCTTCACTTTTAATTCTTTTTGATTGTAGGTATCATTTTTTTTATCAAACTGATCTACTACAAATACTGAAATTCTTTCCTTACCAATACGTTTGTCATCACAGTTACATGTTTCTTTTAACATTTGTGCCGTACGTGAGTATGGCACATCCCAACGTTTTCTAATTAAAAATTGATTGTAGAATCTATCAAACACAAAGTGATGTTGTCCTTCACTAGTCCACACCCCACCTTTTTTAAGGTCATTTTTATCTGTAGATACTTGTCTGTTTAAACAATACTCTTCTAAATGATTTTGTAATTGATCTTGTGTAGTTACACCCTCTGGTGGATCTATTGGTTCGTGGTTCTTCATTAATGGATTTATAATATTAATCCAATCTTTAGGTTTAACTGTAGGTGGCATAAAATCTAATTGCTCCATCACAGCTTCTTGAAATAAACTTTGTTGTTTTAAAAATTTAACATTTTCTAAATGTAATCTCTCACCATCAACGTTTAAATAATAATATGGTTTTTCTAATTTAATTTTCTGTAAATCAGTTAGTGAAGGAAATACTATTTCTTCACCAATACCATATTTTCTTTCTCTACATAATTTTTTATCACATAAGTTACACATTGGAGTATCATTACATTTGTAACCCCATTCTTTTTTATCATGTTGTCTTTTAATAATATCTACTTCAGACTCACTTAATGGTGTTGTTAACGCTGTTGCATTAAACAATGTCATTTTACTTTTCCATTCTGCAGGCCATTTTTGTTTAGCATACACACCAAAATGAAACATTGCATTGTTTCTACCACCTTCGGGTATTTTATTTAATGCCATTAATTCTATACAAGGTGGTGCATCATCGTAATCAGATTTAGGTCTCTCTATTTTTACAAAATTAAGATCGTATTGTTTTATTTCTTCGTATATTTTATAGAATTCTTCTAAAGTTGCAGCTTCTCCATCTTCTCTAAACGCATAACGCGTTGTTTGATCTCCACCAAAATATGGTAGATTTAAAAAGTTACCTGTGTCGTCTGCCGATTTTAATTGAATTTGTTTTGGAAAGACTTCTGATCCGCCGTATCCTAGTAATGTTTTTATTTCCGTTAGTTTATCTCTCATTCTTTCTGCTGCTACCGGTTGCGCGGAAAAGAGAAATACGTGTGCTCCTCCGCTTTTTGACCTACATACGGCCAAAGGCAGTTTGAATTGTTTTATTTTATCTATTAATTTTTTGTGATCAAAACCTGCATATGAATCTATGTCTACACAACCCCATATACACTCATTGTTTTCGTTAATAGGTATAATACCTAAACTTTGTTCACCTTTTAAATGCATTTGCCACAGGTCCGTGGTCACTGGTTGACGTACTACAAACGATTGTCCTTTTAATTTAACACCTACTTCAACTGATGCTGTAACTTTAGTACAACCATGCGCACGCTCTAGTCCTTTGAATATTTTTTCAAACATAATTTTTAATAGGCGCTTTCACTCTCGCGTCCACGCCTACTCCTAGGATTTTATTTAGTATGGTGAATCTGTTTTAGATTCGTCTGATCCATGTTTAACTTCAACATCACCTTTGCCAACTTGTTCGGCAAACGATTTTGCAATTCCATAAACACCTTGATCCTCAACCGGACCAACTTTAGATACTTCCCAACCAAACCATGTTCCTTTGTCATTTGACATCTGAACGGTCTTTAAATTGTAAATGTGGCTATATGTTGGCGGCGTAAACATTCCAGTTTTACCCTGCAATTTAATTCCCATCATAATGGAATTCCATTTACGACTAATTTTTAATTGAGTCGATTTCATAGAAACTAAAGCAGTTTGTGGTGAATCACCTAACACTACTACATAATGATTTGCAGTATTATCAATGTAATTACCATTTGGTAATCTGTCTTTGTAAGATTTATCACGAGTTGTTTGACTCATAATATCAGAACTAGCATCATGGATTGCAACGGGTGCACCAGTGCCGGCTCCTCTGTCCTGCCATTCTATTAATTTTCTTTCATAGAATACTGGCAACACATCTATTCCTTTAGCACCGTCATAAAGTTGGTTTGTGACACTGTTAATGATCATGCCTGGTTCGGCACCCTCAACGTATCTTGCGTGTACTTTATTTACTTCAGGAGATAGTTGTCCTAATACTTTTAGAAATGGTAATGCAAGATCTTCTTGCGCCATGTTCTGAGTACCTGCATGTGCATCAGCTTCAAACATATTGATTGCTAATGCACCTTCTTCTTTTTTTG